GAAGAGGGGAAGTTTGAGGAATATGGATCTTTATTTGGCTACAGCACCCTTTGATGGAACTCAAATATGCAAAGAGGTAGATCCAGAGATATTTTTTCCTGAGGACTACGACGACCGTAAGGCAGTTATAGAAGCTAAAGGCATATGCAATAGCTGTCCGCTAACAACAAGCTGTTTAAAGTACGCTCTTACAGATAAATCACTAGATGGCATTTGGGGCGGAACTACTCCCAATGAACGACGAAACATTCGACGTAGAAAGGGAGTTCTAGTGTGAGTTTAGATCTTAGAGATAAAGATAATCCTATTGAGGTTTGTATTTGTGGTTCTTTTTTATGGAAAGTGCAAGCAATGTTTAACGACGGGGAGATTTCTCTTTACATGTTAGATATGGAGTGTGCGTTGTGTGGGGCGTTAGCTACCGCACCTACGCCAACTGACAATGTATCGTGATGGAGATGTAGAGAAAGTACTGCTACGCCTTGGTGTAGATGGGTCACAGCGCAATGACGAAATCTCTGCCCTGTGTCCTATGCACTTAGAAAGAGTCGGTCGACAAGACAACAAACCGTCCTGGTCTATTAATACAGAGACCGGTGTTCACCATTGCTTCTCCTGCGGATACAAAGGAATTTTGTTAGGTCTTGTTGCCGACGTACTTGAGTTTAGAACTCAATGGGGTAGGCCAGATTACGAAGCTGCTAAAGCTTGGTTGCAGCAGGAGATTGAAGTTGATTTTGAAGAGTTAGCTAAACAACTTGAGAAGATGCGAGATGCCTACGTTGCTCCACCGCGTCTTGTTGAGATGAGCGAGGCGCGCTTAGCAGTATTTGATGAAGTACCCGATTGGGCATTACATGAGCGGCATTTAACTCAAGCTGCTTCTTTACATCACGGGCTTAAATGGGATACCAAACAAAACTCTTGGATTATTCCTATCCGCAATGCAAAAAATGCCAAACTTATGGGTTGGCAAGAAAAAGGTCAGACGAACCGCACTTTTAGAAATCGTCCAGCTGGAATTCAAAAATCACTTACTTTGTTTGGATTGAATGTTCTTCTTGGTAGAACTATGGTCGTAGTTGAGTCACCTTTAGATGTGGTTCGTATAACCTCTTCAGGCCTTGCTTACGACGCTGTGGCTACTTATGGGGCAAGTATTAGTTCTGCTCAGTTTGAACTTTTTAGGGGTGCAGACAAGCTTATCTTTGCCCTTGATAACCCTAACCTTGACGCTGCCGGTGAGAAGGCATCTAAAGAGATGTTTGCTCGTTGCAAAGAAGAGGGCATGGAATGCTCTTTCTTCAACTATACCTCTAGCGGTATAAAAGACGTTGGTGAGATGAATAATGATGAGATAAGCTACGGCTTAGAAAATGCAGTTCACTATGTATTTGGAGAAGGAGCAATTTATGGCAAGTAAAAAAGCACCCAGCGTTGCAGTTACTAAAGGTAAATCAATTGGAGGTTCTATGGGCGGAGCCATGGAATACACACGTGGTTATAAACAACGTGTAGCAGAAAAACAAAAGAAAGAAGAAAACTATTGGGCATCTATGAATGGTCCTGTTTTAATAAGAAAGGAAAGCCAATGCTGCATCGCGCAATAAAAGATTCAGATAATTTAACTGATTTTTATTTAGAAAAAATTCTTAACGGAATAACAATTAATGGTTTACCCGTATATGTAGCTGATGATGATTTTATTGAGTACCTTGCTGAACAAGGATATGGCGGAAATATTGACATTAATGAGATTGGTGTTGAGTGGGATGACTGGGCCAAGGAAAACATAATCTAGTGACCTTTACCGGAACGTTATTACCTTATCAACCAGAGGCTGTAGACGCTATGTGCGACCGTGGTCAGATGTTGGTTGCCTACGATCTTGGTTTAGGTAAAACTGTTCTTACTATTGCAGCAATAGAACGTCTTATGGACGAACAAAAAATTCAAGAGCCGGGTATTGTTATCTGCCTATCTAGCCTTAAGTATCAGTGGGCAGATCAGATAAGGAAGTTTACAGATGGATCTTCAACACCTTTGGTCATTGACGGAACGCCGAAACAAAGAGCTCAGCAATACGCAGAAGCGTTCGACTGGGGTCATTCGTTGGTGGATTATGTCATTATTAACTACGAGCAAGTTGTTAACGACTGGGAGTATGTACGACAACTCCCTACGGGATTCATTGTCTGCGACGAAGCAACCGCCATCAAAAGTTTTAAATCTCAACGATCAAAACACGTAAAAAAACTTAAGAGCGATTATAGGTTTGCTTTAACTGGCACACCGGTAGAAAACGGTAAGCCAGAAGAGCTTTACTCAATTATGCAGTTTGTTGATAAAAAACTTTTAGGAAGGTACGACCTGTTTGATCAAACTTTTATTGTTCGTAATAAGTTTGGTGGAGTGGAGCGTTATAGAAATTTATCTCTTTTAAACTCAACGTTGTCTGGGGCAACAGTACGTAAACGTCAATCAGATCCAGATGTAGCCCCTTACTTGCCGGAGACAATCTTTGCAACTCCAATCTTGATCTCTTTTGATAGCAGTAGCCGTAAACTTTATAAGCACATTTCCTCTGAAATTTTAATTGATTTAGATGAAGCTATGGATTCTTACGGAACTAGTTTTGATATTTTTAGTCATTACGGACAAGGGGGTCAAACGTTTGAAGGTGCTGACGCGTTACGTGGGCGCATTATGTCTAAGCTAACTGCATTACGTATGTTGTGCGATCACCCAGAACTTTTAGAGTATTCAGCTAATTCTTCTAGGTATGTAAAAGAACTTAAAGACTCAGGAAAATTAGATACAATAGTCAAGTCACCTAAGCTAATGGCTCTTAAAGAATACGTAAATAACTTTCTATCTGAGTATGAAGGTAACAAGTTAGTTATTTTTACTAGCTATGTTCACATGGTCGATATCATCCGTTTAGAGTTAATTAATAACTGGGCAAGTGTTCCGTATACAGGAGAGCTAAATGCAAAAGAAAAAGAAGAGAACAAAGTTAAGTTTCAAACCCAAGCGGAGATTCGTGTCCTTGTCAGCTCTGACGCTGGTGGTTATGGCGTGGATCTACCTCAAGCTAACCTTCTTATTAATTATGATCTCCCGTGGAACGCAGGACTCGCACTTCAACGTAATGGACGAATCAGAAGAGCATCCAGCACCTGGCCCTCAATCGTGATCCAAGACTTCTTAATGGAGGGGTCAATTGAAGAGCGTCAATATGCCATGCTTGAGCAGAAGATGGCTATTGCCAACGCTGTAGTAGACGGCGAAGGCATAGATGACAAGGGCGGAGTGGCTTTAAATGCAGGTTCACTTAGGGCTTTTTTAGAAAATATCACGGTTTAGACTTATTCAATGCCTAACGCACCTAAGACGCCTACACGCACTATACGCGTGTCTAGCAACCTCTGGATGGCCGTAAAAGAGAAGGCCGCTATCGAAGGCCGGACTGTAACGGATGTCATAGTAGAGGCCCTTAAAAAATATATCTCAGAATAGACCTGGTAGCTTGCATTTGTCAGTAGGGTGCTATACGCTGGTTTAAAAGGGGGCACTATGCCAAAGATTATTCCACCGGACAAAAAACCGGATAGTTCAATTATGACCAAAGTACGTCAATTTATTACTCTTAAGAAACAAATTGATGACTTAACTAAAGAGCAAATTCAAGTAAAAACATTTTTATCTCAGCTGGTAGATACTGAGGGAGAACCTGACGATAAGGGAAACCTTTGGTATCCCCTTGAAGAAGATGTAGACGGGTATCGGTCTCTTCAACGTCAACGCAAAGTTTCTCAAAGTTTAGACATGGATGCTGCAACAAGCATTCTTAAAGAAAAAAGTTTAGACTCTCGTTGCTTTAGTATGGAACCTGTTTTAAATGAAGACGCAGTTATGTCTTGTTTGTACGAGGGTTTACTGACCGAAGCAGATATCGATAGTATGTACCCTAAAAAAATTATCTGGGCTTTTATACCTTCTAAGTCTTAAGGAATTAAATGAGCGACGAAATTGACAAACTCTTTGGAAGCCTGGATGATTACTACCCAGGGTCAAAGCGCAAACGTCGTGCTCCAGATCCAAATGTAAAACCTCGTAAAGTTTCTACACCAGAAAGTTGGGATGTTGATCCACAAGTAAAAACATTACCAAACGGAAAGGTGATAGAATTGTTTAGTGCCGGTTCGCTAGGATTGGCATTAAACAGACCAGTAGTTACTTTGAGGCTTTGGGAACGAAAAGGGTACATACCACGTGCTCCTTATCGTTTAAAGTCAATGATGGTAAAGGGTGTAAAGAAGCCCGGATGGCGGATGTACAGCAGAACTATCGTAGAAGCAACTATTGAGAGCTTTCAATCTAGAGGACTTCTTGAAGCCCCAAGGATTGATTGGAATCGACATCACGATCTATCAATTGAATTGATGGAAAAATGGATTAAGATTCATTCTCAAGAAACAATTTAATATGACTATCAACCAATGATCCACTGACCGAAAGGAGATACCTTAAATGGGTATCCGAATTGAAAACAATGCAACACCTAACGTCGACTCTTACGTAGTCGAGACACCAACAGCAGATGTTCTTGAAGAAATCTTTGCTGAAGAAGACGAGACAGAAACACCGGATCGTTCTTCCGTAATTCAAACTGGTTGGGCAGCAGCTAAAAAAGCTGTAGCAAAGTCCAACAAAACATTCGCAACTGATTTCCGTTTTGACGAAGATGTCCAACTAATTAAATTCATTGGCAACGAGCCAATGAGCTTTATGCAGCACTGGGTAAACCGTCCTGGCAAGAAATCATTTATTAGCATTGGCGATGGTGACCCGTTAATTGCCGTAGGCAGTAAAGCAGATCAGAAGTTTGCATTTACTGTTCTTAATCTTTCTGACGAAGATCCACAACTTCAATTAATGATTGTTGGAGTTCGTTTATGTGGTCAGCTTGAAAAGCTTGACTCAAATTCAAAAACCGGCCCACTTCATCGTCCAGATCTTTACTGGGCAGTAAGCAAGTCCGGTACCGGAACAAAGACCGCGTACTCCATTCAACCTGTAAAGGAACGCGATCTTGCTGAGGACTGGGGTATTGATCCTGTCAGCGCAGCCGAGCTAATTAAAACAATGAAGCCACTTGGACCAGATGCACTTCATACATCTACCAAGGCTGAACTTGCTGAAATTGCTCGTGAAATTGCTGCAGCCAACTAACCTCAACTAATCGTGCTGAGGGCTCATTTTCTTATGTGTTTCCTTTCTTTAATGAGCCCTCAGCGCACCTAATCCGGGAGCGCAATGAATATAGTTACAACTCAAGAACAGCTTGATGAATTAGTTGCTGCGTATGATGCAGTAGACGTTTTTGTTTACGACGTAGAAACCGTTGGATCGCATCGCGGAGATCCGCGTCAAAATATAATTACTTGGATTGCTTTAGCCACTCATGGTCGAGTAGACGTTATTCCTATGGGACATCCAAATGGTGAGTACTTGCGTACTGAGCACCCTCTTCTTCCTTCTGCTCAAGCCCGTGTTATTAAAGGCATGGCACTTCGTGATTCTGACTACAGCCAAGACGAAAAGAAAGCTGTACGTATCTTTGGTCCAGCCCCAGAGCAGTTAACCGCTGGGGAGGTTTTTAAAGCCCTTAAGCCTTTACTTAAGAGTTCTAAGGTAAAGGTTGGGCATAACCTAAAGTTTGATTTACAAAGCGTTAGCAAATACATTGATGGTCTTCCAGCCCAACCCTATGCGTGTACGTTAAACGCATCTTTCATCTTAAATAATCAAAATAGAAATAGCCTAGGGCTTGATGACTGCTTAAAACGAGAGTTTGGCTACGAGATGGTTAAGGGCGTAGGTAAAGAAGTAGAAAAGTACAGTTTTGAAGAGGTGGCTATTTACGCGGGTTTAGACGCAGAATGGACTTGGAAGCTTTGGCTTACTTTATCTGCTCGTTTAGATAAAGACGGATTGCGGGGTATCTTTAACTTAGAAATGGACGTGCTTGAGGTAATTTGTCGTATGGAGTTACGTGGTGCAGACATTGATGTTACGGAACTATCAAAGCTTAAGACTGATTTAGAAGTGCAGTTAGAGACTACCAAGGCATCTATCTATCGTTTTGCAGGTAAAGCATTTAACATTAATAGTGTTCAAGAAAAACAAAAACTTCTTTACTCGCTTAAGAAAGACGGTGGGCGTGGGCTTAAACCTAAGCTTCTTACTCCAGCAGGACAAAAGCGTGCTGAGCAAGGGCTTCCTGGTTCTGTAGCAGACTACTCTGTATCTGAGCCTGCCTTACAAGTACTTGCTGGTAAAGATCTTTTAGTAGATTCTCTTATTGCTTACTCAGATTTAAACAAGTTATTAACTACTTACGTAATTCCATATTTAGGTGGAGACATTACTCGTACGTTAGCCGGTAAGTCTAAGATTGTTGCAAAGAAAAGCTTGTTGCTTAAGGGCCGAATTCACACAGACTTTGTTCAGTATGGTGCGGAGACCGGCAGATTCTCTAGTCGTAATCCTAATTTGCAGAATGTGCCGGCTCCGCATACTGCTAATGGTAAAGCAATTCGTAACTTATTTGTTGCTCCAGAAGGACATTCTTTAGTGGTTGCAGATTACTCACAGATTGAACCTCGTGTAATTGCATCGTTTAGCCAAGACAGAATTTTATGCGGTGCTTACATGAACGGTGAAGATATTTACACAACTATTGGCGATACAATGGGTGTTGATAGAAAAGCTGGAAAAGTGTTAGTGTTGTCCCTTGCATACGGCGTTGGTCCTGATAAAATTGCCGATTCTATTGGATGTTCTCTTGCAGAAGCAAGGGATCTTCTTGATGACTTTACAAAGAAGTTTCCTGCGGTAGGTAGATACAAAAAACAAGTTATTGCTGAAAGTCGTAGGCAAGCTCCAATACCGTACGCTAGCACCCTTTTAAAACGTCGTAGGTATATTCCAGATCTTAGGGCTAATGAGGTATGGAAACGCTCCAGAGCAGAGCGTCAGGCCTTTAATACGGTCATTCAAGGGTCGGCAGCTGATCTAATTAAACTTGCTATGATTAGGGCTAACAAGATGATCCCTGCGGAAGCCGCTCTAATTCTTACGGTACACGATGAATTAGTAACTGTTACTCCTACAGAGATTGCAGATCAAACTGCGGAAGCAATTCGTTTTGCTATGGAAGGTATTAACGCTTTATCAGTGCCAATGTTGGCAGATGTAAAAATTGTAAAACGGTGGGGAGAAGCTAAATGAGGTTTTGGCGTAAAAAAGAAAAACATATGGTTACTCAAGTGCCGTTAAGCGTTCTTATGCGTCAAATTGTTTACGATGCAATGTTAACTCCTACCGAAGGTATTGCAGAGATGATGGGGTTACCTAAAATTTCCGATGAAGTAGCTGACATGGAGCAACAAGCACATGAAGATCGTTTGTCTGACATAGCCGTGCTATTGCCTTTTATAGACGCTCACGCAGACATTGTAGCTAGAGTTGCAACTTCTGCCTATGTTTTAGATGATCAACAAGAGGCATACCCAGAAGAAGCTTTAGAGCAGCTTACTCGTTTATTTAGAATGGTTTCTTTGGCCTCGGCGGTATCTTGTGTGTCTACTTTAAACAATATAGGATTAATTCATTCTAACGTGGAGGAAACTGATGAGTTCTAATAATTGGTGGGCAAAAAAATTGAGTACAAATCCATCACCTCAATCAACGCCTGCAACAAATCTTCCTACCGGAAATGTTTATCGACCACCTCAGCAAACACCTAACGTTCAAGTTAGCTACGACCCTCAACAAGATCAATTAGTGACTAGAGCACAGAGTGCTAAGGATACTGAGCGTTGTCCTAGTTGTATGTCCGGTAACTACATGGCTCCGGTTGGCACTCAACGTAAACGTTGTTATGATTGCGGGTATCCAATTGTTCAATCAGGTACAGGAGTTGGTGGCACCGGTCAAGGTGCCGCACCAATTGCAGCTAAACAACCAAACCAAGGTAATGGATTTAACCCAACAGTAATCGTAGATAGGATGTAATGATGGTCACCAAAATATTTAGCCCAGAACTTTTAAAGATTGTTGCAGGTATAAACAAGAAGCTTGGCCCTGGAACAGTTGTAACTGCAAACGCTGTTATTGTTCCTAAGCGCATTACTACCGGTTCTCTAACACTAGATGTAGTTCTTGGTGGAGGTTGGCCTATGAACCAGTGGGTAGAGCTTGTTGGTGAGGCTTCTCACGGTAAAACAGCTTTAGCTCACCGCACAATTGCAGCTAATCAAATTAAAGATCCAAATTTTACTGCCGTATGGATTGCAGCAGAAGGTTACGATAAAGACTATGCAGAGCTATGCGGAGTAGACACTGCTCGAGTTATTCTTGTAGAAACCACTAGCATGGAGGACGCATTTGATTCAGTTATTCAGTTCATGGAAAGCAAGGCTTGTGATCTTGTTGTTGTCGACTCCCTTCCTGCTCTCGTACCTAGTGCAGAAGATGAAAAGCATATGGAAGAGTTCACCATTGGACGAGGAGCGCTTTTAGTTAATAAGTTTTTTCGCAAAGTTGGCGCAGCTACTAAGCGCAGCTTGGTAGAAGAAGAGCGCCCAGTGCTTGGAATTATGATTAATCAGTATCGTATGAAGATCGGTGTTATGCACGGAGATCCTCGCACAACCCCTGGCGGTCAAGGCAAAGATTACTCTTACACCGTACGCTGTGAAGTAAAACGCGATGAGTGGTTAGAGGTAGGAACTGGAGAGTCTAAGCGACGTGTAGGTCAAACTATTCGTGTGCGTACTATTAAGAACAAGACTTTTCCGCCACAACAGACCGCTTACCTTGACTTTTACTTTGCTGAAGGTGGCGCTATTGACGCAGGTAAGTACGACACCGGTAAAGAGATTGTTGCTTTAGGTATTCTTAATGGGATCATTGAGCGTCGTGGCGGTTGGATGTACTACAAAGATCGTAAATGGCAAGGAGCTCAGAACCTTATTGAGTCTTTAAGAGAAGAACTTGATTTAAGCGAAGAGATTAGCGCAGCTGTTATGGATACGCTTAAAACCGGACCTATTATTCAAGCAGTAACTAACGAGGAGGGCGTGTATGAAGAGTGAAGGTCAAAAACAATCTCTTAAGCACGAAAAACGATTAGAAAAGAAGATCAACGGCTCACGCACAGCCGCTTCTGGAGCTTTTTGGTCCCGTAAAGGGGATGTTAGAAACGATGAGCTTTTGATTGAGCACAAATGGACTGGTAAAAAATCAGTAACCATTAAATCAGAAGTTCTTAAAAAGATAACGACAGAAGCAATACTAGACAGCCGGATCCCGGTTCTAGGGCTTCACCTTGACGGCGAGAACTATGTAGTTTTAGGAGAGGAGGATTTCTTTGAACTTCGTAACTCAGTCAGGAGTAACTAAATGGATTATGCAGACGAGCCTAGTTGGGCTTGGCGTAATAAAGCAAAATGTCGTGGAGAAGATACAGAGATATTCTTTCCACCAAGAGATAAAGCATTATACAAACCTATTGCAGACAAGGCTAAAGCTATCTGTTGGGGTAAAGATGGTAGACCGGCGTGTCCGGTTAGGAAAGAATGTTTAAAAGAGGCTATCATAAACAATGAGCTTCACGGAATATTTGGCGGTATGTCACACAGAGAAAGAAATGCAGCTAAACGTAAGTATGAAAAACAAGGGTTAAAACTAGAAGAATGGATAGACCAGGATGGTAAGTACGGGAAAACCTAAAACAGTATCTCTTAAGTCATACCTAGACGCTAACAAGCGTGAAACCAGGTTAGTTGGCGCTGTAGAACGTCATGTTCTTGCAAAGCCCTTTGACAATAGAAATATGGAAGTCATCCACCCATCAGATATTATTAAACCGGAGTGGTGCGCTCTTGCTCAGTACCACGCTTTGTTAGGAAACTACAAAGAGGTTAGAGAAAAACCAGCCCTACGTTTAGCTTCTATCTTTGCCGAAGGCCACACTATTCATGATAAGTGGCAGAAGTGGTTAACAGAAATGGGTGTTCTATACGGCAAGTGGGAGTGCTCAGGGTGTGGTCCTAGTGAGTGGGAACTTTCAGCTGATCTATCTGAAGACGATTCATGCGGTGTATTTAGCTACAACGAAGTTCCGTTGTGGAGTAATAAGCACAAGATTGCTGGTCATTCTGACGGCTGGGTAAAGAACCTTGGCGCAGATTACCTAATTGAGATTAAGTCTATTGGCGCAGGAACACTGCGCTTTGAAGCTCCGGCTTTGTTAGCTCAAGCAGACGGCGATTTAGAAAAAGCTTGGCGCAATATTCGTCAACCATTTCGCACACATCAGTTACAAGGTCAGGTTTATCTACACTTAACTCATTTGATGGTTGAGGACGGTGAGCTAGAGTCTGCTCCAGACGAGATTGTTTTTATCTATGAGCTTAAATCAAACCAAGATTACAAAGAATTCTCTGTCAAATATAACCCAGAGTTTACTAAAGACATTTTTGACAAAGCTCTTGATGTCTCTTGGGCAGTTGACAACAAGCGCCCACCTGTGTGTAGTATTGACTCCGTGAAGGGTTGCAAGCGATGCGAACCATTTAGGGGAGAAGATGCCTGATTACGATTACAAATGCGCAAAGTGTCAAGAAGTTACTGAGAGTTTTTTTTCAATTCAAGATAATCCAGCACCTGCAATTGTTTGCAAGTGTGGTGGAGAGTCTTTTAGACAGTATTCTTCTTTTGGTATTCAACTTAAAGGTGGAGGGTGGGGCGGTCAATGAGCAAGGTTATATGTAAAGTATGCAGCCCTAATGCACCTACGCCTTGTAAATTATCAACTACGTTTTGTCCCTATAGAGATGTAGACACCATTAAGGGAAAGAAAATTGAGCGATAATATTAACTGCCCTACTTGTGGGGTACAGACGAGACGAGCCAGACATAGGGGAAAATATTGCGAACCATGCTGGAACGATTGGCAATATGTAGGTCACGCGTAATGCTTAAACCACGAATACATATGCGAGGTCGCTATGTGCCACTTAAACCAAAACATGAACACGATTTTGTACTTGATCAAGATGGGCAAGTCACCTGCAAGGACTGTGGTGCTATGGATGACGATAAGGACTACCAATGACCAAAATGACGCGCACTAAGCGAGGTGGGGGAATGAAAAACCTAACACAAGGAGTGTTAAGTTTTTGGAATTTTAACGCACTAAAGGAGGTGGAGAAATGAGCATTAGTAGAAAAGTACTTGACAGCGTTACAGAGTTAGGATTTGGGTTAACAGCAAAGCCAGATTACACAATACCTGCTTTACCTAGAGATATTACAGAGTTAGACGATGAAGGCTTGATGGATCTATTTGTACAGTTTACTCAATGGAATGCACATTTAGCTGGCGCTCAAGCTATTGCTATTATTAACGAACGTGAGGCTCAACGCGCCCTAGACAACCAAGAGGCTGCTTCTATGATTGCTAATTGGACCGGTGCTAAGGGTGATCGCATTACTTTGATTAAAGCTCAGATTGCTTCTAGTGAAGAGATTAAAAATCTTGCCTACGAGCTAGACCTTAAGTATGCTTTTCGTAAATTGATTGAAACTAGAACTCTTAATGTTGAGCGGGACTCTTCAGTAGTTTCTAGAGAACTAACCCGCCGCACATCAGATGGTGGCGGTATGCGTGCTAGAACTAGGAGGTTCACAACATGACCCATGAACAGATGTCTTTGTTTACCGATGAAGAGCTACGTATTAAACACCCATATGGAATCATAGGATTAACCGGTTATGCACAGTCTGGAAAAGACACTATTGCTCAAATTTTAGTTGATAAGTACGGTTACACGCGAATTGCTTTTGCAGACAAAATTCGTGATTTTATTTACGAAGTTAACCCAATGGTTGGTTGTAGCCCTACCGGTTACCTTCAAAATTTAATTAAGCTTGTTGGTTGGGATGCGGCAAAGAAAGAACCGCAAGTTCGTCGTTTGCTTCAAGACTTAGGCGTAGGTGCTCGTAAAGTATTTGGCGAAGAGTTTTGGATTACGCAAAGCTTAGAACCTATTTACAACAGTTCTAATAATAAGTTTGTTATTACTGATGTACGTTTTGAAAATGAAGCACATATGGTTAAGTCTTTAGGTGGTCAAGTTTGGAGAGTAAAACGTTTAGGCGTTAACGCAGTAAATGAACACGTATCAGAGTTTGAAATGGACGGATACAAAGTAGATCAAATTTTTGTAAACAATGGGACTATTGAGGATTTAACAGTTTTAATTAGCACTAGAATGAACGGCGTTAAGAATGGCTAAGGCTAGTTTAGATTACAATTCCTGGGGGCCCTATGTATAAACATTGCAGTACTTGTGGGGGTGGCAAACGTGCCAAGTCAAAGTCGTAAACATAGGGGATATAAATCGCAAAAAATAGTAGCTAACTACCTAGCAGCTAACGGCTGGCCTTATGCAGAGTCCACTGGTGCCGGCAGGTCTGGTACTGACATTACTGGCACTATTGGCATAGATTGGGAAGTAAAGGCTCGCAAAGACTTTAATCCTTCAGCTGCTATAAAGCAGCTAAAAGAACGTCATAACGGCAAAGATCTTCCTGTAGCAGTTCTTAGACTAAACGGTCAAGGAGAAGTCAGCATCACTGAGTGGGTAACTATCCTTAGACTAGAAGACTTTGTAACCTTGTTAAAAGAAGCTGGATACGCAGACGGAACGTCTTAAATAACGTACCTTTTCCTTAGAGGGCGAACTAAAATCGAAACCTAAGGACTACAAAACGTGATTGAAAAAGACACCGAGGAAAAGTTCCTGCGCGTAGGCGCCGGTTCTAATGCTCAATCAGTAGGCTCTGCAATTGCTCATGCCCTGTATGAGAACCCGCAAGTAAAGATTCGTGCGGTTGGAGCTTCTGCAGTAAATCAAGCAGTTAAAGCTATTGCCATTGCTAGAGGTTATGTTGCCCCTAGAGGACTTGACTTAAACTGTCGCCCAGGCTTTACAACCGTTGATTCAAGAGACGGACAAATTTCAGCAATAGTCTTTACTGTCAACGTAAGTTGATATATTCTTTATAACAAGAGATCTCTTAACAGTTAGGAAATAGAATGGCTAAAAGCTCAATCCCAGGCCCTGACGAGGCGCTTGCAGGTATGGCAAAACAAGGTCGCACACCTATGATGAAAGATGGCATTGCATTTACTGCCACTGCAGCACAGGGTAAACTCAGTGGAACACTGTGGAAGAAAAAAAACACAGCCGCTGGCGATCCAAATGGTTCTAAAGGAACATCCCGCGCTAACGTGCCCGCAACTAATAAAGACCGTCTGGGTGCAGCGTTTTCAATTAAAGCTCGTTACACCAAGATAACTGATCCAGCAGCTGGAATGACACAGGCTAATGGAAAAATTGTTGCAACAGCTACAAAGCGTGACCGCATGAATTTTGATGGCGGAAGTAGCGCTTCTTACTAAAGATGTGTATGCTAATGCTAGGCCTTAGGAATATCCCTGGGGCTTAGTATTGCAATTGGCCTATTAAGATGGAGTAGCACACATGCTTAACGAATTGTACGCAGAAGTAAAAGCAAACTCGATGGATAAGTATTGCGTGGTAGGCCTATGGGCATCAACGCTTTCAGAAGAAGACCGGCCTGCATATGAGGCATCTCTTCAAGATGATGATTTAACAACAAAAAGTTTATTTCAATTATACCGACGTGCCGGGGGAACATTTGGCCTTACCTCTGTTCGCGAACACCGAAGCGGAGGATGTGTATGTCTTTAGCAGATGATTATGATTCAGTTATACAAACAGGTAATCAAGGTTCTGATAAGGTAAATAAAACTATTCCAGAAGCGTGGCGACCACGTTCTGAAATTGGTACAGATGGTGGCTTTGTAATTTCTACGCCACGCCCAGATGGTAATACTCCTGGAGCAGAAGAAATATTACGAGAAGCAAATTTAAATCCAGCAGAGTGGGCTGTAGTTTCACATCGTCGCTCTCGTTGGCAAACATTTAATGGTGATTGGTTAGAATCATTTAGAGTTAACGTTGTGCCCGTAGCTCCTCAAAATAAATCGGATTATGACTTAGATGAGTTACTTAGCGGTATTTTAAAGTGGAAGCCTGGAAAGACTGTAGATGTCTCCGGTGACTTAACTGCGGTATACAGCATTGGAGATACTCAGTACGGTAAAGACAACACGCCACAGATCATAGATAGAGTTCTTACTTCTTTTGATGAGGCAGTAGAACATCACAAGTATCTTTCAAAGAAGTATAGCTTTAACCAAATTGCTTTGCCACAACTTGGCGATTGCATTGAGGGCATGACTAGTCAAAAAGGTAAAGTAATGGGGCGCCATGACATTGGTGTTTCAGAGCAAGTACGTGTTGGTCGACGTATGCTTCTTGCACAGATTAAAGCTCTTGCTCCTCTAGCTCCTAAGCTAATTGTTCCTGTAGTTCCAGGTAATCACGACGAAGTACAACGTTTCTTACTTGGTCGTCCAGAAGACTCTTGGCAGATTGACATTGTGGCTTCAGTAGAAGACATTTGTAAAGAAAATGATTTTCTACGTGATCGCGTAGAGTTTAGATACCCCGCTGCAGACGACAGCACACTAGCTGTTAACCTAAGCGGAGTTCTTTACGGCATGGCTCACGGCCATCAATCTCGTGACATGGTTAAGTGGTGGGGCGGACAAGCAATGGGGCACTGCGCTGTTGCAAACGCTGAAATACTAAACGTTGGTCACTATCATCATTACTATGCCAAGAGTGTTGGCCCACGTTTGTTTATTCAAAATCCAGCTATGGATAATGGTTCCGCTTGGTTCAGAGATAAGTCTGGATTAGAAAGTGCACCTGGAATTGTATCTATGGTTATTGGTGCGGGTGTAGATCCTCGTAGAGAACTAGTTGTACTAGGCGGTAAAAACGATCGCTAATAAAAAACCCTCGGATTTGTTAAAGGAGTAGGCGATGGAACAGGAGATGGAGCTGGAGACGGCTCGGGTGTTGGAGAAGGCGGCACAGAAAGCTCTGGCAAAGGCGTTGGAGTTAAAGAAGGTTCAGGTAGACTTAACTACAATGTCTTGACCAGACTGGTTAGCTTCAACCTGTAAGTCCGCTGCTGTCTTAGAGTTAACATCAACTGCTGCAAAGGCAGAGTTAATTTCATCTAGTGAAAGTTTTCCATCAT